TTTCAACTCTTCACCCAACAACGCTTTGCTGCGTCGGTACCGTTATTTGCGTGCTGGTAGCAAATTTGAGTTGCGTATAAATGCTAATTCGTTTTTCTACGGCCAGCTTATTATGTATTGGACGCCTGAAAACGATACAGCTTATGTTTGCAGGCAAGCTGCTTCTACGCCTCATGTAGTTTTAAATGCTAATGGCGACTTGTCTGCTGCTATAAATATACCGTACTTTAACAGCAAACCATTTATAGATCAGCGCGTAGACGGTAATGGCTCAATGGGGTATTTAACTGTTATGGTATTGTCACCGTTGCGCTGTATAAATGTTGCTAATTCAGCAGAAGCTCTTTTATTTTCTTTGGTTGGCAATATGGAAAACCCATGTGTCGACGGGCCTATGGCCGTTTAATATGTATGTATTGTATCCCTCTACACGTGCTACGCGCGTTAAAACGGTGCTGGCTTCGTCAGAAGCACGCGCAAAATCTCTTTCAGGTTTGGTTACGTATGCAGTTAATACAGGCATGTCTATGGTAACACCATTAGTTCCTACGCCTATTTTGGACGCGGCTAACACCTTGGCAAAGGCATTCGGTTTCGACATGCCCCGCGATCTTCGTAGTTCAGCTCCTATGATAGGAGGAGCTCCTAAAGATTTTGCTGCAGGGTCAGGTCTATCTGGTGCTTCTATGCTTTCTAAGTTTCCAGATTCTTTGCCTGGTTGCGTTTTCAGTTCTACTGTAGGCGACGATATGTCGCTTATTGATTTAGCTGCACAAGCTTCTATTTTGGCTACTTTTAGTTTTAATAATACCACTCCAATAGGTAATACTTTTGCTTCTTATCCTGTAAATGCCAAGTTTCCAGGCGACCAAACTGTTAGTGCCAGTATGCCTGGGTTTGCAGTAGACTCTTATCCTGCTACTTGGTTATCTATTGTATCTCAGCCTTTTACTAGATGGCGTGGTACTTTGCATTACAAGTTGGTATTTGTAGCTAGCGCTTTTCATACAGCACGCGTGCGTATTTATTTTGTACCAGGAGAAGCTGACAATTATGTGTTGCCAGTAGTTCCTGCAACAGAATACTGGAACGAAATTATAGAAATTTCAGGCAATACTGAATATGAGTTTTCCATACCTTATTTGTTTCCTTTGCCATATTCTCAGCAATCTATAGGTCGGCTGTGTTTTCAAATGGTAGTTCCTCCTGCTTTGGTTGGGGATGTAGTGGCTACTTCAGCTCCTATAGACACTCAATTGTGGGTGCGTGGCGGTGCTGACATGGAGTGGGTTGATCCTAGTGGCCGATATTTCGTAAATGTGCGTCCTCGTGATGTACCTTATCTTGAAGCAGTTGAGTATGAACCCCAAAGTAGTTTGACTTCTGGCACTTCAGTAGCTATTGCAGGTGGACCCTATACCAATGAACCCGTTTCCCATTTGTCGCAGCTTATTCATGCTCCGGAACCTTATACTCGTGACTATGTAGGTACTACTTCAACAGATCCTACTTGGCATGAATTTAACCGGATTTATACTGCTCCTGTCAATGGACCCTACGGGCTTATAACTCCGACACAGTCCATTACCACTTTAGCACCTCCATATAGCATAGTTTACGCTGACCCTGCAACGCATTTACCTGACACGACTTATCACGCGGAACTTAATTATAGTTCAACTATGGTTAGGACTTATTCTCATGGAAATGTTACGGTATATACTATGCCCACACTTGCCATATTTTCTGGCTATTATTGGTATTGGCGCGGTGGTGTCCGTTATCATGTCACAGGTACCGGAGTGGGTTCTTCCATAGGTATAATTACTTCATCTGTTAACAATGCG